AGTAGTATTTAAAGGTTATGAACGCAGATTTATTAAAGCTAATAAGTCAACTCTACACAAATATATGAAGAAAATGGGAGAAATCAATCAAGATTTGACACCGGCAGCAGGTTGTAAAGAACCAGATGAAGCATACATTGACAACGAGAAAAAAAGTGTATTTATTATTGAGAAAAAATTTCAACAAACAAGTGGTTCTGTAGATGAAAAAATTCAGACAGGTCATTTTAAAAAAATACACTACGAAGAACTATTTCCAAATTTCAAAATATATTATATATATTGTCTATCAGATTGGTTCAAAAAAGAAGAATATAAAAGCACTATAAATTATTTAAAAATAAATAGTATTCCGATATTTTGGGGAAGCTCCGAAACATGTAAAGAAGATATGATTCAGTTTATGCATAATTCTTTATAATAACTTCTTTTGTTTTTGCCTCAGGATTTTTAGAATTAATAGACCTTTTACATAAAATTGATAATGTATTATATTTTTCATTGGTAAAGTTTTCACGGACTAAAGTCACATCAGCATTACTTAACATTATTTTTTTATTTGTATCGGTTAAATTATGTATTAATGTAAATAATTTCGTATGATTTTCTAAGTTAAACCCATTTTCTGTATATCCTACAAATGAAGTATCAGTTTCTGGAGCATAAGGTGGATCAAGATATACAAAATCATTTGGTTCCACGTTTGTAAGTGATGTATTGAAATCACAGCAGTCAAATATTACATTTTGTATTAAATTATGTATTTCTTCTAAATGTTCTTTATTTATAATTTCTGGATTATTATAGTTTCCATATGGAACATTAAATCCATTCGGCCCAACTCTATATACCCCTCTAAAACAAGTTTTATTTAAGAATATAAACATACCAGAACACAATATACTTTTTTTATCAGTAATGCATAATTTGTTATATTCACTTCTAATCCAATAATAGTAATTTTCTTTGGCTATTTTTGCTTCCACTAAATTTGTTGGTTTTCTATTAATTTCACCATTTCCACATTCATTAAAATCCGTAATAATAGTTTGCAATATATCATATAATTCTTTATGATGTGTTTGAATGTTTTTGTAGATATATATTAATGATTCATTCAAATCATATGCATAAATATTACCATGTATTTTTATAATCCCATTTTTAACATAAGATAATAAAGTTAATAAAACACTCCCTCCACCTAAAAAAACTTCACGATAATTATTTATTTCAACTGGAAAATCTGTAATAAGTTTATCTATAATTTGAGTTTTTCCACCGACCCACTTTAAAATTGGTTTAGGAATATGTATTTTTTTATTATGAACATGTTTAACAAGTTTATTATCATATAATATATCAATATTACTCATTATTTCAGTTGGTGTCGTTGTATTCATTTCAATTAATTTTTCTTTAAACACACACGGTTTTTTTTTATTAACGTGTGTAGTGTAGTGAGATTTCTGTTTAAATTCTTTTCCACACTTTTCACAATTGTATTTACCCATTGTTAGTTATATATATTCTTTTTAAATAATATTTAAAATCAATTTTTTTAGGTAATATAATTTTGGTTAAAATGATTTAAATTATTGTAGAGAACAACACACAATCTTAATCAATGTGTTATATTTAAATCTTATATATATATATATAAATAAATTTATGAATCCGTCTACTCAATTTAGAATGTACAAAGTTTATATTATTCCTGAAAGTTCAACAAAACAAATTATGTTATCTCAAAAGCAAGAATGGAATGGTAGTTTTAAACAATTAAGATCAGCTCAAAACACATTAGCTATATTGAATATAATGTTAGAATCTGGTTGTTATCCTTCTCGCAAAAATCATGATGATCGATATATACTAATGTATCCATCAACAGATATAGAAATATTGTCATTATTACATTCAAGTTCTATGTCATATAAAATTGATATTAACGAATTTATGAGTTATAGTGATAATATGAGTCGTTTTTATATAAACAAACAAAATGGACATTGTTATTATCACGCACAATATCAGTATCACTCTACAGATAAAGACCACCATAATGTAAGTAAAGGGTTTTTAATGGTTTGTAATAACCTTAATGATTTTGTACAATTATCTCCTGAAGGTAGTTCAGGATCAGCTGCTGCTGGTGGAAGAGGGAGTCGCCGTAATATTAAAAGAATAATTTCAAGAAAAAAATCAGGCAAAAACAATAGACCTTCACGTTTGTCCTCAAAAAAAAGGAGGATGGAAATCATGTGAAAGAGACCTAATGATTGTTCAAGCACATATGAATATAAGTGGGAAAATTATGCCAGCAAATTAGACATAGGAGGAACAATATATATAGCAGGGTAGCATAATCTGTTTCTGACGCGTTATGGAAAGAAATGTTATTCAGAAAACCTGAATCAAAAAAGTTGTGTTTCTGAAAAAACAAAAGAAGCTTATGAAAAGTTGCGATGGGATACGCATGAAACCCCTCCTGGATTAACGAAATATTGTCAGCATTATTAAATTTTTATACTATTAATTATTTCGTAGGGTAAAGGTAATATATCATCATAATTTTTAGTTAATTCTTTTATTAGCTCTACATCTATATTACCTATAAATTCAAAACAAGTATACAATAACCATTCCTTAATTAAACCACCAGGTGCTATCCATTTCCATTTGCCGTCAATATTATAGTTAGTTAAATTATAGTCACCCATACTATTTTTTTCTAAACATCCATAACATATTGACCCAATCAATTGAATTTTAAATAAAATATATGCTTTATTGTTTAATACAAAATAATAAAAGTATTTTGCCATTATAATTCAATACTATTATTATTTTTATAAATTAAAATAATAATTTTATAAATATGATAAATTAACTAAATATAATAATCAATTATCATTACATATTTATGATAGTATAACGGAGATTCATTTAGAGGAAAAGTTAAGCGCAGACAACCAGACCGAGTTGGAAAATTCAAGCCTTATGTTGGAAATCAACAGAAAGAGGTTGAATACTATACACAAAAAGAGGAAAATAAGAAGATGCTGGAAGTATCTAAAGAAGTTTTCAAAAATCCAGTCATATTGGAATACAAAAAATAAAAGTTCCCGATACACAATCCAATCTCTTCATTAAAAAAAATTCATGGAAATATGTCAATTTGACCTATACAACTGAAATACATAGCTTTTTATGATACATTAAAATTACATATTTGTTTTTAGTAGAAATGTTGAAACTTTTTCTTTGCTTCACCGTAAACAGGATCGTCTTCACTAATTGCCAATTTGTCAAGTCCATACAAAGCAGACCTTTCTATATTTGGATAAAATTTTTCAGTAACCATTTCCGGACATAAAATGCCAAAAGCATAGAGCACAAATTCCAATCCTAATTCAAAAAACTGTATTAACTTCTGTATCTGTGTGGAATGGAATCGTAGACTAACGAAGGCATATTTATGACAGATAAATTTATGGCAGGAAATATTCAAATCAAAGACTTGTTTAGCATTGATTGACTTCTCAATCATTGTGGTTGACTTTTCACAGAGAGATAGAAGGTCTCTCTGAACAATAACATATAGTTTAGTCATCATCTGAATCCAGAATGCGAATTCCTTAAGAGGAGAAAGATTAACAATTACTTTATTTCCATTTGATTCTGTAAATTCAAATTGTGTTTGACCTTCGTAAATCAGGGACTGAATATTTGGTGTTCTCAAAAAATCCTCATATGGAACAACACATTCGTTTAACGTCTCTTCCAACTTATTCCAGTGAGACTGATTGTCCATTAAACTCTTGAGTAGTTTTACACAAGCTTCATTGGGAATGTCTGGAATATCAACAGTTGTGTTTCTCCAGAAATTCTTCAAAACACTAGTATTTTCGTTTAAATTTTCAATTTTTGAATAAAAGCTGTCTACATCTTTTTTAAACATATCATCTGAGATTACAAAATTCCTATACACAATTTTAGGGTCTAGAGTGTTTATTTTTTTCAGTCCAGAAGGAACGTTAGAATTTTTTCTAGTCATTGAACGTGTAGTTACAACCATTTTGTCTTAGTATTTATTATATTTTGGAATAAAAATATAAATCAAATTTTTTAAAAAAAAGTTTATTCTCATTTACTATCATAATTTAACCACGCACATTCTGAATTTCATCATCATTTTCATTCCAGTATGGAATAATATTGTTCTGTGGGTCATTGTCCATTTCTTGAAAGTAGTAGTGAGCCACGTCGTATTGATTGTTGATTGGCGGAGGGGGGATTTGGACTTCCTCCTGGGGAAGTTCGATGAATGGTCTTGCTGGATGGATTTGACCCAGACTATGAACAACGGAAGTAAACCCTGGTTGAAAATAGTCTGTCATCAAATGGAGAGCGTCATTGTGATTTTGAACGAAACCAATCATTTCAACTTCAGACAAGTATTCAACTGAGACATAGGGACTATCATCAAAGAAATTGGTGATGACTTGATGAACCTGATCTCCGTATGAAAAAGAGGTTGTAAGAATATCTCCATCAGCAAACTGTCTGTGTGGAGAAATATAAATCATCAAAACAGCACGATGGATGCCGGTTTCATGATTTACTTCTCTGAGAAGACAAACTACAACCTCACCGAAATAATTGCCGTAGCCCATTTCGCTGAGATTGATTATATTTCTGATATTTGCTGGGGGATTCATAATGTATTCCCTTTCGTTTGACCCTGCTGGAAAGAGCTCGATCAATTGATCCCAGTTTTGCCAGGTATCAATTTGTGTTGATTGGATCTCGTGAGTTTGTTGATGTGTATAATAGTTTGCGACATTGTTGATCTGACTGTTCCTGTAATGTTGTTGCTGTCTCACAAAATCGGATTGGTTGTGTACTCGTACATTTTCCATTTGAATTCTAAATAATCTCTGTAAATCCAATCTATTCATAGAATATTATGTTTAGCATATAAATATTATAGACTATCAAATTTTTTTAGGATTATAGTAACTATAAATAATATCATAACTATAAATAATAATTTATAGCAAAATGGTGTTGATTTTTGGTTTTCAAAATGTTCATCAAGACATTGTTGAATATCTATTCCAGGCACGCTATATCCTTGTAAAATACCAGTAAAAGCGTTAGGATTTAATTCAGTAGCAGTATTTAATAAACTTGGAATTAATCCATTCATATTTTCAATATATCCCATTTTTAAACCAGGACTGTTATCAAGATAAATATATTTTCCCTTATAGCATACATCACCTAACCAACTATATTTTTTTTTTTTACAATCCGATTCATTATCTTTTGTTTTACAGAATCCAGCTTGAGCAAAATAACTACTGCTGCCTCGTCCAGTAGTAGGTTTATTAAAAAACGGATCATTATAGGGTGGTTCTTGATAACTAGCTACTAAATTTAATCCTAATCCATATTCTTTTGCTGTTATTTGTCTATTTTTTTCCATTTGTTCTAAAGCCTGTTTAAGTATATTAATTTTATCAGCATTTGCTATTGGATTTTGTTTTAATTGTAAGATTTGTGTTTTTAAATTAAAATAAACATCTTTGAATGGATTATTACTCATCGGTTGGTCGCTAATACCAGCACGACTCGTGTCATTTGGATTAGGGTCCATTAGTAAACTATTTAATTGTTTAATAAGTATACCTATATTTGTAACAAGAGCTTGAACATTTCCACTACGGTTTATGCCTAGATTAACTGGATTATAATTATTTTTAACATATTGTTGATAATCCCATTGTAAATTTACCCATGGATAAACTCTTGGTCCTAATAAATCTGCTAACCATCGTTCTCTAACTACATTTTTACACCAACCGTTAAAACTGCCGCCTAATTGGTCACATTTAGCTGTTTCATTCCATAATTTATTCATAAGGATATATTATAAAGGAGAGAAATATTTGCTATATCTTAAATTATTCATTTCTACATCGTTTATTGGTTCACTAATAATTTGGTCAAATGTCTTATTTTGAGTTAAAAAACTATCAATAAAATTGATTGAATACATGCCACATTCAGTATTTAAAAATTGGTGTTGAATACAATTTTTAAACCCCTTAAACGACATATCAATTAATATATTACTTTTCATTTCAGTATCAAATGTAAAAAAGAACATGTCATCTTTTTGAACAATATCTATAACATTTGCTCTTTTATTTTCATAACCTACCACTTTTATACTTGATAACAAATTATTAATAGCAATATTCATATTACTATTTACCCAATTAAAAACAAATTGATCTATATTTAATTTATTATTATCTATATGACGTATTAACTCATCTAATCCAGGTATTATAGCATAATGTTCTTTTTTAGATATATCAATCATATGTAAGACACTACTAACTATTTTTCCAGTTAATTCATAATTATCTATAATTTGAATATTATATTTTTTCTCTAATGGAATTAAAAAACAAAAACGATATAAGATAAAATTATTACCTTTAATTAAAAAATTGCATATATCGGTAATACTTATTTGATTTTTTACTATTTGAAATGGGTATTGTTTTAAATCTAATGTTAGTTTATTTTCATTAACAAGTGTATTACCTTGACTAATAATTCTTGAAACAAGACTTACAATTTCGTGAGGTAAACTTCTGGCTACACTATCATAGTAATATACTTCACCTTTTTTAACATCAGCATACATAGCAGTCCAATGACTTCCGCTTTGATAATGCCGGTCAAGATTAAAAACGGATCCTAATTTAAAAATATTATTACTGATATAATGCTCTAATTGTAGAGAACATAATTTTCTATCAACACAAACACTATTATTTAATACTGTGTCAAAATCTATTGGTGTAACTGTTAAAAATTTAAAATCCGTAAATGCTTCATTGTATTGATTAAGAATATCTAAAATATCTAGTGTGTTTAACCAGGTTTTTTTATCTTTTAGCCATTTTTCTGGCACATCAGGCCTAAATCTTTTTTTTATTTTACTTTTAATATCACTGAAAATATGAGCTCTAGATAAACAATACTCTTTATCACATTGTATTTCAGTTTTTAAATTTTTTATTAATAAGTCTAATTTTTCGTTAGAAGTTAATTCTGTATTTATTTTTTCTTGATTTTTTTTATTATATATACTTACCATTTCATTAATTAGTTCTTCATCAATACAACTATTAGGTATCTTATTTTTTGTTACTATTTGTTTTGGACTACAATAAGACA